GTCCGACTTTAACGCCGCAGCTATTCGTTACCTAAACCGAGCGTATCAGGGTATCTGGAAGGGTGGAGGTGCTCTTGATCCCGAAGTACACGAAACGTGGTGGTGGATTAGGAAGGATGATCAAGGAGTGCTTACTCTTGACCCTGTTATTGACACAGGAACAGTGAGCGTTACTAATAACAGCACTTCTATTACATTCAGCTCTGGTCCTACCCCCTCTGTTGCGGGTCGTCATATTAAGATAGACGATCACGCGGATGTGTTTGTTATATCTGCTCATAGCGCGGGGCAGACGAGTGCTACACTTGAAAGTGTGTACACTGGAAGTACTGATGCTACTGCCTCCTACAAAGTTATGCATCTCGATTATGATCTTGCAGGAGATGTGCTTTATCTCTCATCTCCTATGAAGGCGTTTCAGGATGGACGTAAAGAAATTCCTGGAATCGACCTAAATTCATTATCAGAAAAGTATCCTCTTAACCATACAGCCGCAGGTGTGCCTAAGAACTTTGCTTTTTTATCTCAATCCAAGGTACGCTTTTCTCACTACGGAGGATCAAGCAGCACTGATCTTATTAAGATAGATTATGAGTATGCTGCTGAGCCTAGTGATTTAGCAGACGACTCAAACGAACCTTTAGTACCTAGGGAATATCGCTTTATCTTGGCAGACTGGGCGCTTATGTTCATTTATGCAGATAAGGATGATACTCGCGTAGGAGATACAATGGTCCTAGCTCAACGTGGTCTTGTGGCGATGGCAAAAGAAAATAGACGGCGTATGAGCTTTATGGGTGGCAATATGTTTGGTAAGATTGTTACGAGGCAGAAAGAGCTTGATAGATTCACTGCACCACTACGTACAGAAAGTGGTCTTATTATAGGGTAGTTATGGGTTTTACTGGTCAAATAGCGGAACTTCCTATAGGTATGCAAGGGCTTACTGGAAATAAGAACCAGTCGCAAATAAGCGAACAGCAGCTTATTATTGCTAATAACCTTACGTACGAGGATGGAACACTCCGCAAAGAGGGCGGCACGGCTAAATATAACAGTAATGCTATATCAGCCACTCCCTCTATTCTTCAAGGTATAGATTGGAATCATGACGGATCTACTCAACGAATGGTGGTATTTACGAGTAATGGTAAGCTTCTGAAAGACTCAGGTGATGGGACTTTTCCTGTCACGCTTAAGAGTAGCTTAACTGTGTCAGGTGCCACCTCACCTATATTTGTTCAGGGGGGAAAAGAAGTTGCGGCTAATAATCAAAAGCTCTTTATTTTCTCAGCAGCTAACGTTGTTCAAGTACTATCTGCTGATGGAGCCACTACGAGCAACTTAGCCACGCCCCCTGCTGATTGGTCTGGAGGTGATCAACCTGTCTGTGCTACCGCTCATGAAGGTAGGATATGGGGTGGAGGAAATCCTAACGATCCTCATAGAGCTTATTATAGTAGGACCACTGACCATGAAGACTGGACAGGTGATGGCTCCGGAACCATTTCCATATATCCTGGTGATGGTGGCGGCGGCATTGTTGGTATGTTTTCGTTTAAGGGTTTGCTCGTCGTGTTTAAGAGCCCCAGAGGTATTTATGCCGTAGATACTACTAATCCTACTGTAGCTAATTGGAAGGTTTCTCAGATATCTACTACAATAGGCGCAGCCGCTGTGGGTACTATGGCTCACATGGATGAGGATATTGCGTTCATAGATGAGGCCGGCACTCTCTGGTTAGTATCTTCTGTGCAAGTTTTTGGTAATATAGGTGCTAGATCTCTTGGAGATATTAGTGACATAAACACGTTTATTCGAGATAATCTAAATTTAAGTAATAAAGGAACATGGAGAATGATTAACTATCCTCACAAGAGGGAGTTACATATAGCATGTACTGGGTTAGGTGCCACTACGAATAATCAACGTCTGGTTATAGATGTTGAGACAGGACAACCTCGGCTGCGCTCCTCGGATAGAGATACTGCTGTTTCTTTATGGCTTAGAGAGGAAAGTGGAACACCTCGTCTTATGTTTGGAGATGATGCAGGCTTTGTATATAAAATGGATCAAGACGCTAGATCGGATGCAGGCGCTGGGTATGCTGGTGAGTTTCAGTCAGCTCATAACGATCTTGCATTTATGGATCCTTCGCTTGCATCTATAGATAAAAGTGGCTGTTTCTTGGAGTTAGTAGTAGAACCTAAGGGTAATTGGAACCTTTCTGTAGATATGAACTGGGATACCGTGTTGCAGGAAACATTACAATTCAATATGGGAACTGCGGGAGCTACTCTTGGTACGTTCGTGTTGGGAACCGACGTCCTTGCTGGAAGTGCTATCCTAAATAAGAAGAAACGCATAACAGGGGGTGGACGAAGATTATCCATAAAGGGTAGTAATAGTGGCGACGCACAGGACTTTTCTGTAGCTAAGTTCCTCTTATACTTTACCCGCTCAGATGATGGAGTTCCCTAATGTCTGCTGACAAACAGAAAATGTTGAATCGTATCACTGCTGCTAAGGCCAAAGATGGGCCTAATTGTTGCATAAATAAGCGCGACTACATAGAACACAACGAAAAGTGTGATTCTTTAATAGATGCCGTGTATTGCAAAATGTGCGGTTGTAAGATAAAATCACTTATTCCTGATGATCGGTTTGAGGAAAGTAAAACTATCAATGGAAAGATAGTTATTTTTCAACGTCTTATACTAGCTGAGACAAGTAACTATAGGGAGATCCTAATAGAGTTTGATGATGGCTCTGCTCATGTTACATGCGCTTGTAATAGTTGCATAGCCAAAATGCAGTCAGCAGATCTTGAGGAAATATACGCTACAGATATGGACGACTGGGTTGGGGATGAAGAAAAAGGGCGTGGTCCTGTAGATGGCGTTAATTGGGGTACCTTGGCGCATAGAAGTCCAACGCGTTTCAAAAAAATCTCTTTTAAGGATAGAGGGTAGATATGGCGGGTTTATATTCACATACTACGCGCGCAACGGGTACTACCCTAACCGCTAGTATATACAACACAGATCATCAAAACCATATAGATAATCATGTCACAAGTCAGATGGATGATTACTCCTCGTCAGTGGCGGAAATGAAAACTACTACGGACCCTTACCCCGCTGCGTCCGAAAGTCAAGCAACTACATTAGCGGGTGAACTTGAGCGTATTCGTTACCTCATCAAGCAAATAACAGGCGAAACTGAGTGGTACATAGATCCCGACGATACAATAGCATCTATGAACAGTACTATTTCTGGCCTTGCTGGTGCAAGTGATGTAAGCTCTATCATAGCAACTCAAATGTTTAATACGTAGGAGGTATTATGGCTACGTTCTCTAAAATCATCCTGTCTGGTTCTACTGATGGCAAGGGTATCCAGGTAACAGGAACATCAGCGACTGCCGGAACTGTTATCCATACCGCTGTTACCGGCTCTGCACAGAGTATCGATGAAATCTTCTTATGGGCTTATAACACAGCGACCACGGATAGGACGCTTAGTATATCATGGGGAAGCACAGGACCAGGTACTGAGTGGAATTATTGCGTAACTGCTGAGACTGACGGTCTGCACTTGGTTGCGCCTGGTCTTGTACTAAAGAATGAACTTGTCATTAAGGCATATGCTACTGTTGCGAATGCCATGCACATCTTTGGTTACGTTAATAGGAGCGCCTCGTAATGGTAAGACGCTTTGGTCTAGGTAGAGTTGGGGATAAAGCGGGCGGCCTCGCCGGGGCCGTTCGTTCAGAGCCTACTATGTTTCTTGGTAGGATGGATATGAGAAAGATTGGTGGAAGCTTTGCGGGGGTCGCTGCTGCTGGGCCGCTTTCATTTGGGGCTGATGAAATCCCTGATATGACAAGCGACACGGCTCCCTCTGGGACGGTGACATATAGTGCTGATTATGCCGGGTACAACGGGTGGATGGCCTTTGATGACAAAGCGTCTCCGCCCGGATGGGATAGCGACGTACCAAATGCGGCTTGGATCGCCTACGAGTTCACCGGCCCGAAGAAAATCCAGCAATATACGATACAGGCCGCCGCCGATGGCTCATCATTAGGCCAAATGCCTAAGGACTGGACATTTGAAGGATGGACAGGTTCCGCGTGGGTGGTTTTACATACCGTAAGCAGTGCTGGTGCATGGTCCTCAGGTGAAAAGCGCACTTATAATGATGCCGATTTCACCAATAACACCTCATATATCAAATATAAAATAGATGTCACTGCCGTGATAGCGGTTAATTCCGCCGTATCTATTCAAGAAATTGAAATGATGGTGGCACAATAGTTGTTTTTATTCACAATCCAAAAGCCGGTGGGGGGTCGATTATAGAGGTTTTGGGCAGAGAAAGATTCTATCTTCCGGCGCATGCAACAGCAAGAGAGGCCAGAAGTATTGTCGGAAAAGACGTATGGGAAACATCCTTTGCCATAGTCAGGAATCCATTTGAACGTTTTCTTTCTATGTGGAAATATATTTGTCGCGCTACAAATCCCGAGGGATATAGAGAGAAAGAAAATGGATTTGAATGGTGGCTTGAAAACGGGCGCAACAGTTTTTTAATAGGAGACAAATGGAGGCCCCAAGAAATTTGGTGTAGAGGAGTAGAAAAAGTTTTCAAATTGGAAAATATTAATGCCATTGAAAATCATATTAGTAATATTTTGGGAAAACCTATTATTCTGCCAAAAAGAAATTCGTCATTCGACAAAAGCAGAGTTTGTGAACATTACAAAAACGAGACTTTAATTAAAAAAATTCAACAAAACGATTCGTGGGTAATAAACAAC